ACTTCTTTTTACTGCAAAGTTGTTTTTATTATAGCACGGAAAAATCCAAAGTCAATATGCAACCGAAATTTTTCTTTCATTTTTATCACCTTTATTTCACCGCGGCAACACACGCCCTTCACCGTAACATTTTAATACCGATTCAATATCGCATAAGCCGTAAAAATGTCCCATTCACAGGTGCAAAACAAGCAAGCTTCGGTCACCGTCCGCCTAAAAGCAAAACCGACCGGCAAAATACCGATCGGTCCGTGCAATTGCAAGTCTGTGCGCCCGTAAAAACGCATAGACGCTCAAAGCGTATATTATTGCTCCTTAAGCAGATATTCAAGATTGGAAAGCTGTGCCTGCAGAATATAGCGTATTCTTCTTACGGTCTGCTCTTCCTCCTGCTTAAGCTGCTTAAGACGGTTTCTCTGCTGCTCCAGCGCCAGCTCGCCCTCTTTTACCATTCAAGAGTATATTTGTTACCGAACAAATAAGAATTTTCAGGAGTTGAACCATTTTTTTATATCATTGCATACAACTTATAAACACCTAGAACTTGCTAGGAAAGTTCTATAAAAGTTTATATAAAAAAATAAAATATTCGAAAGGAGGTCTGCCATATTCAACCAAACATAACAAACAATTTATATTATCAGTTACCTAGCATACTAGTAATAACATAATAAAAAGAATAGACATTTAAAACATCTATTCTTATACACACAAACTATTTATAGCTAATACTTTTGTAATCTTGGGCTTGTCCATTACTGAACGATTACACTTTTCATTAATAATATTTTATCATCTTTTAACCGGACAAAACGGACATTTTTATTTTTTTCTAAAAATCTTATTAATTTTTTTCTAGCTGTATCTTCATTGTTGTATTTCATTAAAAACATTATTTGTAACCACGTCTTATTGTCATTATATCTATATCTTATTATATCTCTTAGTTCTGCATTTTCTACATAATTTAATTCATATTCTAACTGGATTCTCATTTTGTCTAGTCTATATGTTTTGTCTTTTATCATCTTTTTATATTTTCTTTTTAGTCCAGCATTTTTTGGTATTTCTATACCGTTCTATTACGCAATTATGTTTTATGTATGGATAACTTGTACTACTTCCTTGTACGCTATCTTTTATTACTGTACATTCTTTATTTTCTATTTTTTTTAATCTTTGTTTTAGTCTTTCTAGTTCGTTATTGGTGTTTTCTATTTTGTCTAAAAAGTCTTTATTCATTAGTGTACCTCCTTAACCACAATTTCTTTATAATTTTCTTGTTCTAATTTTTTTATTAAGTTTCTTTCTTTTGATTTTAATCTACTATCTAGTACGCAATATTCATATTCCATTTCTCTTTTATATTCTTGTTTTGCCTTTTCTACTTTATTTTTGCATTTTTCACAATAATCTATTGACTTTTTATATAGTACTACTGTATCTAAAATCGGTACTTTCCTTTTACATATATCACACTGTTGTATAATCATTTGTAACCCTCCGTTTCTTTTGCTTTATTTTCAAAATATTGTTTTATACAATTTAAGCACTTTTCACAATGCCTATCTATATAATTATCTGCATAGCAACCTTCCTTTGTACAAAATTCATCTACTGTTAATTCATCTTCAATATATTCTGTCATTAAATCAATTATTTTGTCTTGTTCTTCTAGCATAGATAAAACTGTTTCTATATCTTTAACATTTACTATACAACATTCACTGCTAATTGGTATGTTCTTTCCTAGATTTAATCTATATATTGCTTTTTCTTGCTCTTTTGTCATATGTTAGTCCTCCTCTAATTGTTTTACTTTTTTATTCAATTAATTTACTACTTGTATTAGTTGATTTATTTTGTTCATTAAACAAGCTATTCCATCTACATTATTAGTAATTATACCAAGCTCTTCTATATTATCCATTTTATTTTCTATTGGTTTAAAATCTGCTACCATTGTGCTTTGAATATTAAACATTTCAAAAAGATTTTTCTTACCTGTTTCTTTCCAGTTTTCATCAAATCTTATCCAATATAATGTCCCATTGTAATATTCTACTTCTCCATTAAAATTATTGTTTTCAAAATCAAATCTTGTTCCATCTTCTATTTGTCCTTTTGATATCATTTGCATTATTTCTAATCCTTTATATTTCATTTTATTTTCTCCCTTCTAGTAGTTCTTGTAACATCTTTTTCAAAACTACTATTGCATATTTATTAAATTCAATTTCCGCTTCTTCTTTGGCTGTTTTGCCCTTTAACATAGTTATATTTTCTATATCTAATATGTTTTTTTCATGATATTTTATTTCTTTTTCTATCTTGTCTTTTACTTTTTGAACTGTAATACTATTTTCCATTATAAAATCCAAATGTTTATTATCTTGTATATGGAATTTTTTTAATTCTCCATTCTCTTTTGCATACTTATTTATTTTAGTTTGCTGTTTATCCAGTTCATTGTGCATATATTCATTTTCTTGCAATACTCTTTTATAATCTGATAAAATATCTATACTTTTAACTAAGGCTTTTATGTCTGGATCACAGTTCATACAACTTCCTCCAACACATTCTATTATTTCTTTATGTTCTCTCCTAGCTTTTAATATCAGTTCTAATTGTTTTATTGTTGTTTCTATACCATTTTCTTTCACTTAATCACCCCAAACTTCTTTTCTTATTCGTTCTTCTTCCTCTTTTTCTTGCTTCCATATTTTATATTCTAATGCTTTCTTAGTTGTTCTCCAGCCTATATTCCAAAAAGCATCTCTTTCAAGCTCTCCTTCATAACTAAATTGAGCAGGTATATATTCTCTAATAAATTCTATCAAGCCTTCTTTTTCTAATTCTTTACAATATTTTCTTGCCTTGTAGTATGATATGTTTTGAATTTCAGCTAAACCTCTTGTACTTATTACATATCCGTGGATTCATAATACAAACATCATTTTTGCACAAAATTCTAAAAATTGATTGTTTTATACTATTTTCCTTCACTAAAAATCATCTCCTAGTTTATAATTTCGTACCCTAACTCTCTTAATCTATTGCAAATTGGTCTATATGTATTGTCTGTAGTATCCCAACTTTTAAATTGTATTACTTTCCAAATTTCAATTTGATTAAATCTTTTATCTGTTATTCTGTCTAATATTCTTTGAACTGCTTTTTCCTTGTTATTTATAATTCTTCCATCAGGATAATCCTCATCTTCTTCTGTAAATATATCTATATATAAATGTTGTAATTTTCTTATATCTTTTAATGCAATTTTAATTTTATTTTTGTTAAATTCTAATCTATACATTCCTTTTTTCTTTTCTTTACCAATTTCTTTTAAATCTTGTTGTTTTATCATATGTTTGCCCTCCTTTTTATTTGGTTAACTGCATTAGTCCAACATTTTGTGCACCCTATACTTTCATAATTGCAGGTATCTTCTTCTTTTTGTTTATCTATTTTCTCTGAACCAAATATATCTGATGGGCACATATCTATTCCACCATAACTGAATATTTGATGACATCCCTCTTCTGTTGCATTTTCTATTATTATTTTCATTATTTCCTTATATGTAATATCTTCATCCGCTTCTTCATTCATAACAACTTTCTTTTTTCCAGACATATCATAAACATTACTCATTTTTTCTGTACCTCTTTTTTATTCTTCATTATCATTTGCCACTTGCAATATACACATAATTGCAATTCCTATAAATGTACCTATAAATAATCCTATTAAAAATTTAATCATTCGCTTTCCTCTTTCTTTTTCATTTTACTAATTTTTAAATCTTCTAGCACTCGTGTTTTATATATTCTAGTTTCCCAGTTATCTTTTAACTTTCTTATATTTTTTAATAATTGTGCAATATCACCTGTAATTAATTTATTGTTATATTTATCTGCAAATCCTTTTAATGTTGATATAAATTCGAGCTTATCTTTTATTACTCTTCTTTCCTGTCTAACATTTCTCAACCTTACTGCAACTTTTGAAAGTTCAAATGCATTTAGCTTACTTAACTCTATCTCATGTAATAGATCATCTTGTTCTAATTCTTTAATTCTTAATTCATTTTTTAAATCTGAATTTGTTCTTTCAATATATGTAAAAAAGTAATTCATTTCTTTTGCAAATTCTTCAACTTCATCTATATTATCTATTTTCATCTTTTGCCTCTTCCTCTCTTGTAATTTTTATCCTTAATGTTCTTTTTATAAAATCTTTACAAGCCTCTTGCTGTGAGTTTTCTATTTTGCTACAAAAAGGATATTTTCCACATTTTATACACTTCATGTTTATTCTCCTAATATTCCTCAATTTTCACATAAATTCTTGGTGTTCTACTATATTTCTTTTCAATTTCTAATTTTGTAACTTGTGTATCATCTTTAAAAGCAAATTTATTCATTGCATCCAATACTATTTTCACAATATTATCTGCATCAGGTTTTTTAGTTGGACTTATAATATTTGCTAACATTTCCGCTTCTTTCTTTTTACTTGTACTCTTTGGAATTCCAAAATAAGCTATTATTGTTACTTTTACCCTTGATTCTATTGTTATAAAATTAGGATATTCTCTAATAAACCATTGTCTTAAAAAGTATTCATAATTCTTTGTATTAGTTGGTGTATAAGCTCTTCCTGTTCTTGTATTCATTCGTGGTCTTGCTTTTCCAACTACATCACCTATCATTTCAAATTCATACATCATTGGTATCACCTCTTCATTTATTTTTTCTCCAATTCTTTTAATACTGGATTTATACATTTATTGCATAATACGATTCTTACTTCTCCTCTTTTTGTCAACGAATGTGGTAATACAACAATTCCTCCTGTCATTTCAATTTTCTTTTTTAAAATTTTTATTTCGTCTCCGCAATAATCGCATATATAGTAATCATAGTCCTTTTCATCTTTATACCTTATTAGATGTCTGCCTTCTGTTGGTTTTGGCTTTAATTTTGTATATAGAGGGACTTTTTCTCTGTAACATAAATTTTCAAAATTCATCATGTTTTCCTCCTATTTTCCAATTCATCGTGCAAACAAACCATAAAGTAATCTATAATTTCTTTTATTTTGTAATTTTCTTTTTCTGTTATATATTTTTTAGTTTTATAATATTTCAATATGAACTTGTCCCTTGTAAGTAAATTCAAATAAATTTTATGTGGACTTAAATATATTTCTTTTATTGCCCAAAACATTATTTTTTCGTCCAGCACTCTTTCCTCCGGCATATGCTCATAAATGTTACTATCTTTTACATACATCTCTAATCTAGAATAAATTAAAATCAAATTATTTCTATCATTTTCTGTTAAGCCAATTTTTTCTCCGCTGCCCCCTTTATAGATATAATTAAATAATAAGTTTAGTTTAGTTATAATGTGTTCGTCTGCCTGTTCGTTCGCTTGTTCACTCGCTTGTTCATCTGCTTGTTCGTTCGCTTGTTCAAATTGTATAAATTCATCATTGTATAATTTATTTATCGTATATGTAGATGCAACATTTTGATTTGTTCCTTTTTTATAAAGTATATATTGATTGTTAATAAGTTCATTTCGTGCCCTTTGTAAAGCAGATATGTTTAATCCCTTTACTTTGCTCATTAGAATAGTATTTGTAACCTTAAACTCATAAAGCCAATCCGTCTTACTTGCTATCTGCAATAATACTAAATATATTGAAATAGCATTTGCAGAGAGTGGCTTGAAGTCTAATATTGAATAAAATTCAGAGAGCTGCTTTTGAATATCTATTTTGTTTTTCGTATTCACATACTACACACTCCTTCCTTTGTAAATTTATAATTCTTTTGCTGTTTTTAATTTAATTTTTCTTGCTCTTTCTAACATTCTGTGATAAAATAAAAACAGAAAGTATTTATCTAAATATTTTTTATGAATCATCTATTTTTCAGTTTGGTTGCTGATAGATGGTTCTTTTTTATTTATATTGTCATTACATATAAATAATATTTCTTGTAAGATTTCTCTCAATTCCGCTTCGTTATGAAACTCATCTATATCAGAAATAAGATCTTTTATTTTTTGATATCCCATATTTTCTCCTTTCATTCTAAACATTAAATTTTTTATTTTATTTAATGTTGATTTCATTTCTTTATGTTTCTTTTTATGTTCTGATAAATCAATACATTCGTTTAGTAATTCTTGATAATATTTAAGCATACTATTTTCTCCCTTTATTTTGATTTTTATTTTCTTCACTTTCTTCTAAAATTACCTCTAAAACCAATATAATTATTAACCCTAATATTGGAATTAAATATTCTCCTCCATAAGCTTTATATCCTCTTATTGCTGTTGCATAAGCAATTGCTTTTACTGTCAATATTATTGTTGCTATTATTACTAATAATTCTATTATTCTTACTATAAATTTCTTTTTATTAACTATTTTCATTTTTTATTTTCCTCCTATCAATACTTTTTTTAATAGTTCAAGTTTTGTTTCTGCTTGTATTCTTTTTTCTTTTTCAGTTTCATATAATTCACGACTTACCGTATTACCGCCAACTTTTATTCTAAAACGACCACCTTCTGATTGTTTGTATTCAAGTTCGTTATTATCTATCATTTTTTTTACTTCTTTATAACCTAGATGAAATCGTTTCATATATTCTGTTAAGCTAATCCATTCCTCCATTTTATTTCCCCCTTTAATTTTGTGTGTCGTTCCGCATTTTTTAATTTTTTCATAATTCAATTTCTCCTTTACTGAATTTTATTCAGTTTTTTCATCAAAAAAATATTCATAAATATCCATTGTAGGTATATCCAATAATTTTACTGCTTTTTTTATTTCCTCTGTATTAAAATATGATAACCCTTTAAATTTTGAGCTTAATGTCGCTGCTGCAATTCCCATCAAACTAGCAAATTTCTTTTCAGAAAATCCTTTTTCCTTAATCTTACCTCTTAATTTTGAATAATCTGGCATCCTTATTCCTCCTTTCTGTTTTACTGAATTTAATTCAGTTTTCATTATAATATATTAACATTTTTATTTTGTCAATATCTTTTTTGAATTTTTTTCAGTTTTTTTTATTTTTGTTTAAATTTTATTGACTTTTATTAAGTTTTTTCTTATAATAATATATATTACAGGAGGTGAATAGTTTGGAAGACACATTTGCAAATAGATTAAAAACAATACTTCAAATAAGAAATATGAAACAAGCGGAACTTTGTGAGAAAACAAAATTAAGTAGTGGACTTATAAATAAATATTTAAAAGGCAAAGCTTTTGCTCGTCAAGATAAACTTACAATACTTGCTAAAGCATTAGACACAAATGAAGTATGGCTTATGGGGTATAATGTGCCAATGGATAAAGATTATGGTAAAACAAAAGTTGCAGAAATTGATGTAATAAACCTTTTAACTAATGAAGTTATGCAAAAAATCCCTTATTCATATAGAACGGACATCGCTGAAGATGATTCTCTTAATTTTTTTGCTATTTCTGCATCAGATAATTCTATGGCACCACTTCTTGATGTTGGAGATATAGCAATAATAAAAAAATTCACTACTTTTACAAACTCAAAAACATATCTTCTAAAAATAAAAAATGGTAATCCTATAATTCGTAAAATAATACAATCAGACAATGGAGAAATAGAGTTACAGGCAATGAACATGTGGAATTTTCCTACTCAAAATGGTCTAAAAATGGAAGATATTGAAATACTAGGGGAAGTTGTAAGGGTTGAGAATAAAAGTGCTTTTAAATAGAAAATAGAAATAAAGGAGATGTATTTTATGACTTGTACTAAATGTGGTAGCTCAAATGTAAATGTTCAAATGGTATCAGAATCACAATTAAAGAATAAACATCACAGTATTTTATATTGGTTATTCATTGGTTGGTGGTGGAGACCTTTATTATGGTTCTTTCTAACTATACCAATGATATTTGTCAAGTTATTTGGACATAAAAAACAAAAACTTGTAACAAAACATTCAAGTATGGCAGTTTGTCAAGACTGTGGACATAGTTGGAAAGTATAATGGACAAAAAAAGAGCAATGTGTTTCATTTTTGCGGAACGACACACATTACTCTAGGACATAACCACTTGAAAAGTGATTACTTTTGTATTATATATAAAAAGCCTTCATTTTTCAAGTGTTAATAAAAAAATATTTGAAAAAATGGAGGTTTTTTATGGCAGTAAAAACTAACTGCGTCAAGAATGGTGTTCCATATTTTAGGATTCATAGGAAGATAAATGGAAAATATGAAGACTTTTATGGAAAGAATAAATCGGATGCAGAAGATCAATATTACGAGAGAAAAAAAGAAGCCGAATCAGGTATAATACAAACAAAAGAAATAACTACAAGAACTCTATTACACAAATGGCTTTTTACTGTAAAAAAGCATGAGATTAAAGAATCAACATTAGAAAAATATGAAGGTAATTTTAGAAATCACATAGAACCATTTGCTTTTTCAGATATCCCTATTAAGAAAATATCTAGTCTTGTAGTACAAGATTATTATAATACTCTTTTCGAGAAAAAAAGATCTACAGAAAAAATAACGGATATCCATAAACTACTACATCAATTTTTTATTTATTGTGAAAAAGGTGGTTATATTTTAAAAAATCCTTGTGGAAAAGGATTAGTTAAAATTCCTAAAGATAAGGATATTGACGTAGATGAAATTATAGATAAAAAGATGCTTCCATTTGATTACTTTCGAGAAGATGAACTTCCTATATTAAGAGAAGCATTTAAAGATAATAAATATAAAGATGTTGTTGATTTTGCAATTGGTACAGGAATGCGTCAAGGAGAAATTATTGGTCTTAAATGGGTACATTTAAATTTTGAAAAAAGAGAAATATATGTAAAAAATAATACTACTCGTACTGCAACATTTAATGATAAAGGTATAAAAACTGGATATAAGACAAAAGATGGAACTCCCAAAACTGAAAGTAGTATTGATATTATACCTATGTCAAATTCTATTTATAATTTATTAAGAAGATTACCACACACATCCGAGTATGTTTTTACAGCTAATGGCCATCAAATAGATAAAAAAGATCTTGAAAAAGTGTGGCGAAAAATTTTATTAAGATTATCCAATGAAAGAAAAAATTTTAAATATAGAAAGTTTCATGATTTGAGACATACTTTTGCTGTAATACTTTTAATACATGGGACAAATTTATATACTATTATGAAATTATTAAGACATAAAAAAATTTCATCAACGGAAATGTATCTTGCTGTATTGCCTGAATCAAAAAATAAATATATTAATAAATTAAATAAAATTTTCAAAAACTAAAGTGGGAAATAAGTGGGAAAAAAAGAAAATAGCAAGGTGTTACAAAACTCTGTAACCCTTGCTATTACTGTATTTATTATTCGATGATGTCAGCAACAACACCTGAACCAACTGTTCTACCACCTTCACGAATAGCGAATCTTAATCCTTTTTCGATAGCGATAGGAGTAATTAATTCGATTGTCATTGATACGTTATCTCCTGGCATAACCATTTCTGTTCCAGCAGGTAATTCAATAACACCTGTAACGTCTGTTGTTCTGAAATAGAATTGTGGTCTATATCCATTGAAGAATGGTGTATGACGTCCACCTTCTTCTTTTGTTAAAACGTATACTTCTGATGTGAATTTTGTATGTGGATGAATTGTTCCTGGTTTACATAGAACTTGACCTCTTTCGATGTCTTTTCTATCAATACCTCTTAATAGAACACCAATATTATCTCCAGCTTCAGCTTGATCTAATAATTTTCTGAACATTTCTACACCTGTAACAACAGTTTTTCTTCTTTCTGTTGTAAGACCGATAATTTCAACTTCGTCTTGTAATTTTACTTGACCTCTTTCTACTCTACCTGTTGCAACTGTTCCACGTCCTGTAATTGTGAATACGTCTTCAACTGGCATTAAGAATGGTTGATCAATTGGTCTTTCTGGTGTTGGGATGTAAGTATCAATTGCATTCATTAATTCTTTCATAGGTGCATATACAGGATCATTAGGATCTGTAGATGTACTTTCTAGAACTTTTAGTGAAGAACCTTTTACGATTGGAACTTCATCTCCTGGGAAACCATATTCAGAAAGTAAGTCTCTTACTTCCATTTCAACTAATTCTAATAATTCTGGATCATCAACCATATCGCATTTGTTTAAGTAAACAACGATATATTTAAC